AACCAAATTGTGGTATATTTGACCACTAGCGAACTCCACGCTCTCATGGAGGCACGGAACGTCACCGTTTATTTGACGGCATTACAGTAGGTATAAGATGCAACCAGAAGATATGGTCGATGAGGCTTATGAGCTTGAAGACGTAGAAACTGTAGATCAGGAAACTGATTCCGACTCATCAACGGATACTGACGAAGGTCAGGAGAAATCTACTAGACCTGTTTTTAACGAAGAACAGCAGAAGGCTTTTGACAAGGCTATGGCTGAGAAGACTTGGAAGGCGCGAGAAGCAGAGCGTCAGGCCGAGGACTATCGCAATCGCCTAGAAGAGCTAGAGGCTAAGATTCCTAAAGAACAGCCGCCCGAAGTGCCGAAAGTGCCTGACTTCTATAGTCTTTCTGATAGAGAGATACAGGATCAGCTCCGACAGCGTGATGAGGCGATTGCCAAACGAGCTGAATTCGCAGCACGGCAGCAGGTTGCAGAAGGCCAGCAGCTAGAAATGCAGCGTCAACAGCAAGCAGCGGCAATTAATGAGCAGAATGCGAAGATCGCAACCTACGCAGAACGCTCTAAGAAGCTCGGTGTAAAGACTGAGGATCTGCAAAGCGCAGCTAACAAGATAGGCCAGTTTGGGATTAACCCAATGCTGTCCAACCATCTAATTGATTTAGAAGATGGAAGTCTTGGAACTCTGTACTTAGGTCAGAATCTCTTAGAGTTAGATAAGCTGGCGAATATGCCTGCTAATCAAGCGTTGCTGTATTTAGATCAGACCATTATGCCAAAGGCTAGAAAACTTAAACCTAATGTAAATGCCGCTCCTGATCCACTAGACACGCCAAAAGGTGCTGGGGTAAGTCCCAAAGCTGGTGGCCCTAAAGGAGCAACTTTTGAATGAATGAGGTGATCCAGAAATGGCTAATAATCTTAATAGCAACGTCACACGGAAAGTCGCTCGTGTATTTTTAGATGCCTTTGAGGCTTCTCGTGTAGTAACAAAAACTGTCAACACTCAACTGTTGTCAGGCAAATTCAATCCTTCTAGCGGTTCAAATGTAGACTTTAAGCGTCCGCATGACTACAACACAATCCGCACTTCTGGCGGTGATATCAGTGCTTCTACTAAGTCTGACATCATTGCTGGTAAAGCAACTGGTACAGTTCAAAACTATTTCACAGCAGCCACTGAGTGGGGCAACGTGGAAGAGGCTCTTGAGCTAGACCAACTTGACCAAATCCTTGAGCCAATGGCTCGCAGAATCGTAACTGACCTTGAGCTAGACCTTGGCGCGTTCATGCGTAAAAACGCAGCGTTGAGCTACGGTGATCGCGGTACAGTTGTTGATGCCTGGTCAGACGTAGCAGGTGCTGGTGCGTTGATGGACTCTGTTGGTGTTCCAATGTCAGACGAGAAATACTATCTGATGAACCCATTCACAACCACTGCGCTGTCATCAGCTCAGAACGGTCTGAATGCGTCTGACGGTCTTGTCCGTACAGCATGGGAGAAAGCGCAAATCAGCCAGAACTTTGGCGGCTTGATGGCTCTGACTTCTAACGCTCTTAGCAGCTATACGTCTGGCTCTACCACTGATCGAGCTGGTACTTTGAATGGTGCTCCTGACGCAACTTACGTCACGGCTAAGGACACTATGCAGCAGACACTTGTTCTCGCTGGTTTAGGAACTGGTACTATCAAAGCTGGTGATCAGGTAACTATTGCAAACGTCAACCGTTTGAACGTAGCTACTCGTGAGCTTATCCTTGACAGCGCAGGCGCTGCTGTTCCGTGGACAGGCACAGTCTTGGAAGATGTAACAATTGCTGCTAACGCTGCAACTATTACTGTTTCAGGCGCGGCTATCTACGAAGCTAACGGTCAATACAACAATGTCGATGCAGCTCCTGCTGACGGCGCGGTTGTTACTATCGTTGGTGCTGCGGCAACTGTCTACCAGCCTAATATGTTCTTCACCAAGCAAGCGTTTGGTCTTGGAACTGTGAAGCTGCCTAAGCTGTACTCAACCGACACGATTGCAACTACCAGCGATGGTATGAGCATCCGAGTGTCTAAGTACGCAGACGGTGATGCCAATACGCAGAAGATTCGTTTTGATCTCTTGCCTGCGTACGCGTGCTTCAATCCGCTGTTCGCTGGGCAGGGCTTCGGCAAGTAACCTTGTGTGATTCTGGGAGCTTCGGCTCCTAGTTTTTTATATGGCTACTCCAAGAAAAGGTAAAGCGAAAGTAAAGATCACCGCCACTGGCAAGAAAGTCTCCTATGGGCAGGCTGGTAAGGCTAGTGACGGTGGTTCTCGTGTACGCGCAGGCACAAAGAAAGGCGATGCATATTGCGCTAGGTCTTTAGGTATTAAGAAGAGGTTATCTAAGAGACAACAAAACGATCTCAACACGCCTAATAACTTGAGTCGCAAGCGATGGAAGTGCAAAGGCGCAAAGAGTGCTACTTATGAGTGAAGGTCTATACGCTAACATCCACAAAAAACGTAAGCGAATTAAGCGTCAGAAAGCTGCTGGGAGAACGCCAGAGCGGATGCGAAAGGTAGGATCCAAAGGCGCGCCAACAGCAAAAGCCTTCAGGAACTCAGCTAAAACTGCCAAAAAACCAACATTTGAGTAAGGTGATTTATGCCAAACGTAAACGGTCAAAAGTTCCCATATACCAAAGCAGGCATGATGGCTGCTAAAAAGGCAAAGAAGAAAACTAAAAAGAAACCTGCCAAAATGGTTAAAAGCGGAGCTACATACGAATAATGGCTACTGTAGCGCAGGTCGCAAAGTCCTCACTTCAGAGGATATTGGTACAGGCTAGTGAAGCACCATTAGAGCCTGACGAGTACCAAGACTTTATATTTTCCATGAATAACTACATGGCAGAGCTAGATGCTTCGGGCATTCAGCTAGGCTATACAACGGTATCTGATCTAGGTGATGAAGTGACCATCCCTACAGGCGCACTGCGAGGCTTGATAGCTAACATGGCTGTTGAGGTCGCACCAGATTACAACGGAGTTGTCTCAGCAGGCTTAGCAAAGGCCGCTCGTGATGGTTTTAATACTATGCGGCTGGTCGGTCAAAGCATGGGCAAGACCAAGTTTCCTTGCACACTGCCTATTGGTTCAGGCAATGAAGACAATAACTTTGGCATTAGTAGCAATTTCTATCCTGATGAAGAAGCATCAATCCTTGCAGAGACTACTGGCGCTATAGCCTTAGAGGTAAACACTAATGGTTAAAAGAGCAGATGGTCGCAAGAAGTCGGACTTTGTAGCACAGGATACAGTGCTTGCAGGGTCTTCAATGGATTACTTCGTAAACAACACTAACTACAGAATATCTTATACAAATTTAGTAGCTGGTCTTGGCGTAACTGGAAGCATAGTCACCACTGGCTCTGGGACAGGAACTTCTATCCTCGATGTTGATGGGACTGTAAATAAAATCAGAAACCTAGAAAACGGATCTGGGGTTATTACGTCTGTGTCTCCAAGCGGAGGCGCAAAAATAAGTCACAACTTTACGGCAAACGCTGAAGGACTGCCTGTCCTCTTAAACACTACCGCAGATTCACCTACGATAGCCAGCATAGTGGCTGGAAACGGAATTAGCGTTGCAGCAGTTAATACTTCTGGTATTGAAATAACATCTATTGCAGATGAGACAAACGCTCAGGTCAGTATGCATGGCAATTCAACTGCTACGGTAATCGCTACCCAAGATGTTGCGGTTAAAGTCGCAGGAACCTTTGTCGTTGGGACTGTTTCTAATTTTACAGCAGATACTACAGGCAAGCTGATTTACACCGGCGGCACTGCGGCCACGGTTCAAGTAATTGCTTCTATAACGCTAGATGTCGTAGGGACAAATCAAGACTTAACCGTTTTTCTTGCTAAGAATGGAAGCCTGATAACAAATGCAAAAATCAGCCGAACAGTAACTTCTGGGTCAGCTGGAAATGTTGGTTTGTTCTTTAATGTTCCTGTTACTGGATCTGATTATCTTGAACTATTCGTTGCCAACGGCACTGGGACTAACAACATAACAGTGACGGATTGCTTATTTGGAGTTGCTTGATGCCAAAGGTTGTCCTGCCTATAGCTAATGGGTTCTACGAGAGCGATAGCTTGCCTATCTCAGCGCAGGAATGCGTCAACTTTTACCCAAACATTGTACAAGCTCCTGCACTTAATCAAGAGACGCTGTTTGGCACGGCTGGACTAGAAGAAGTAGCAAACGCCAACAGCATTACTGGTAACAGAGGCGCACACGAGATGAATGGTGTGCCTTACTTTGTTATTGCAGACAGACTGTACAGTATGGCTGCTGACTTCACGCTTACCTTCATTGGTGAGATAGCTGGTGACACCAGAGTCTCAATGGCTGATAACGGCACACAACTTCTTGTCTTAGTTCCTAATGGGAACGGATACATTTACAACCACGTTGCGGACACATTCGCTCAAATCACAGATTCAGACTTTACTGCGAACGGAAATCCTCAACTGGTTGTTTATATTGACGGCTATTTTTGTTTAACCACTGACAGTAAGAAGTTTATTGTTAGCGCGTTGAATGACGGACTTAGCTACAACGCTTTGGATTTCGGTACTGCCGAGTCTGATCCTGATGAGATTGTTGCTCCTATTGTTTTTAAGAACCAGTTATTTATAGGAGGTTCGCAGACGATAGAAGCATTTCAAAACATTGGCGGTGCTGACTTTCCTTTTCAGAGAACTGGCTTGTTCTTATCCAAAGGTATTGCTAGTCCGTTTAGTATTCAGTCCTTGCAGGGTACGTTTGTATTCATTGGATTTGGTCAGAACGAATCTCCAGCAATCTGGGCTTTTGAAGGCAATGATGCAGTTAAGATATCTACAACTGCAATAGACAAAGAGCTAAGCAATCTTACGCAAGACCAAGTGACCTCTATTTACTCTTGGGGTTACGCCGAGAAAGGCGCTTACTTTGTTGGGTTTGCACTGCCTAGCAGCACATTAGTTTACGACATCATTACAAAGCGCTGGCATGAAAGGAAGTCTGTTATTGAAGGTGATCTTGGAGGCTACCGTGTTACTGCTTTGGTAAGAGCCTATAACAAGATATGGGCAGGCGATTTAGTAGACGGCAGGATAGGAAACTTAGATCCTGACTTCTACACAGAGTACGGCACAGAGATTAGGCGCTCTATAGTGACTCAGCCTTTCCAGAACAACATGGAATCGTTTGTAGTTCCTGAGATAGAACTTACTGTTGAAAGCGGTGTTGGTAATGCGGCTGCTCCTGATCCTCAAATTGGCATGGCTCGCAGTCGGAACGCTAAGACTTGGAGTGACACTCGTTTCCGCAGCATTGGTAAGGTTGGTGAGTATAACCATAGACCTATTTGGCGCAGAAACGGCAGAGCGGCTAGATTTGAATTATTCAGGTTTACAGTGAGCGATCCTGTAAAGCCTGTGATTATACAAATGACTGCTGACATAGAAGGTGTTCAGTGAGCTATAAATTAAATGCTGCACAACCGATAATAGAACCTAATGGAACTATGAGTCAGGCGTTTAGACAGTTTACGCAAGAGGCTACCTTAAGCATTCCGATAGTTGGAGTCGGAAGTCCTGAAGGTGTTATAGAGGCTGTACAGTATAGTCTTTACTTAGACAGCGCAGGCTCTGCTGGAGCTATTCAGTACAGAAAAATGCTACCTAGTATTGGCGGCGATAGAAAGCAAGGCTGGATTCTTGTTTGATTACCAGAACGGTAGACGCTGACTTCATAAGATCATTTGTTACCGGATCCGAAGTGTTTGATGAGATCAGCGAGGATGACTTCTCAAGAGATGAGTGGTATCCAGATATGCACAGTGGTTGGTTCGTACATACAGAAGATGATGAGGTCTGCGGTATTTGGATGGCTGAATTACGCAACGGCATAACCATAGAAATCCATCCAATGATCTTGAAAGAGTTTAGAGGCAAGAAAGCCTACAAAGGCGCTAAAGAATTTTTTACTTGGATAACAAAGAACACCAAGTATGAGAAGGTAAACGCAGAAATCGCCACTTGCTTTCCTAATGCCAAGATGTTTGCGGTACAATGCGGCATGAAGTTAGAAGGAACAATTAGGCGGTCTTTTAAGAAGAACGGCAAAATACATGACCAATGGTTACTAGGCATCACTAGAGAAGAGCTAGAGGCAAGATATGAGTAAATTAGTCAAAACACTATTTGGCGGCGAGTCAGATACAGGCATTAAGGCTCAAGAAAGCGCAAACAGAGAACTGTTGCAATTTATGGAGCGCCAAGAAAATAAGGCTAGATCTGATATTCGACAAGCTATGCCTAGCCAATATGGAGCAATGACAGCAGGCCAGCAGGCTGGATTCGATGTCCTTGGGCAAACAATGCCTCAGCAAGCCGATGCCTTTGTTGGTGGAAACGTAGCTGCACAACAGGCGCTTCTTGCAGGTATGCCTATGTACGAGCAGGCGATTAGAGGCACTAATGTAAACTATGGCAACTTGCAGCCTTATCAAGGCAGTTACGATATGTCTTTTGCTCAACAGCAGCTACCTGATGCGGTTGCTAATCCTGAATATATACAGCAAATTGCTCAAAATAATACGGCAAATTCTTTAGGTGGAATGGGAATAGATGCTGCCACTTTAGCTGAACTTGAAGCGTTGAGGTATCACTAATGGAAGAAGATTTTACTGAAGGTCTTGGCGGTATAGAAATAACGCCAGAGAGCATAGTAATTGATTATGTTAACGGCAATCCAAATGCTTCTTTGTCTGATATATCTAATTTAATACAGCAGACCGGAGCAGATCTTGACTCCCTATCGGCTACATTTGGAGTTGATCCAGCTGAAGCTAGGACTGCTTATAATCAAGCACTAAGTGGTCCTAGCGCGGCAGATCAAGCAGCAGAGCAAGCAGCGGCAGCTCAGGCTGAGGCGGCAACAGTTGCAGCTCAGGCTAATACGGCAGCATTGGCAGCCACTGAAGTAGCAGAAACAGAAGTTGCGGCACAAACTGGTCTTCAGAATGTTCTTGATTTTGTTTCCCAAGGAAATAAATCTGATGAAGATATTTATAGAGAGATGGTTAAAAATGATGTCAGCATTGAGCAAGCTGCTGCCGCTGTAAATTATCCAATCGATGAAGCTACTGCTAGATACTCTCGCGCTCAAGAAATGGCTCAAATTCAAGACATAGCGAAAGGCGGTGTTGAAAAGGCGTTAAAAGATTTCCCTAATGGCATCCCAGATAATTTAATAGCTCGCTATGTTTCAGAAACTACAGACTCTGCCGAAAAAATAGCTGGGTATATGGATGGGCTTGGTTTAACTCCTGACGATATGTCTAGGGCCACTGGGCTTCCTTTAGCTGATGTACAAGCAGCGTACAACCAAGCAAAAGACGGTGGTGCAGCAGCAGGAACAGATTTGGCAGGAACAACTTCGGCAGGAACTGGCAGTACGGTAGCTGGTACGTCTGTAGCTGGAGGAACCGGATCTGGAGCTTCTTCTGGAACAACCTCTGTGGCTTCTCCAACAGCAGTAGGAGGCCGAGCTGGGAGCGGCGGTCAAACTGGGCTATCGGGAGCAGAACGCGCTTTAGCTGGTGGAGTTACGGCTGCTGCACAGGCTATCGAGTCAGGCGCTGGTCAGGCTAGATCTGATTTACTTGCTGGCACTCAATTGGCTCGTAATGATCTTGCGACAGGAGCAACAGAAGCAACTGGCGCAATCAACACTTCTACAAATCAAGGTCTTCAGGCTTTAAGTTCTGGCTTGCAGTCTGGTCAGTCTCAGATTCAACAAGGCACTAACCAAGGATTGCAGGCTTTAACGGCTGGGCTTCAATCTGGACAACAGAACGTAGCTCAAGGCGCTCAAGCAGGCTTGCAAGCGCTAGGTCAAGGACTAGGCGTTGCTAGAGGAGACATAGCCTCTGGCACAGCGGCAGGACTACAAGCGCTAGGACAAGGTTTAGGAGCGGCTAGGCGGGATATCACAGGCGGTACACAAGCTGGCCTTCAAGCGCTATATCAAGGTCTTGGTGGTGCTAGAACAGATCTTCAGGCAGCTCAACAAGCTGCTAGTCAACAATACGGAGCAGGTCTTGGAGACATCACTCAAGCTCGTGATACTGCGTCTCAGCAAGTTGGTCAAGCCTTTGGTCAAGCTGGTCAGATGTTTGATCCTTATCGTCAGGCAGGCACTGCGGCGCTACAGCAGCAAGCCGCATTGTCAGGCGCGTTAGGCCAAGAGGCATTTAATCAGGCATTCCAAGCAAGTCCACAACAGCAGTTTTTGCGTGAGCAAGGTGAAAGAGCGGCGTTGCGCACAGCGGCTGCTAGAGGCGGCGTAGGTGGCGGCAACGTCATGAAAGAGCTGTCAAGGTTCAACACTGGTCTAGCCTCTCAAGACTTGCAGAACCAGATAGCTAATCTTCAATCTTTAGGCT